TTATTTCTTCAATACGACTGCTTTTCGCGGCTCGTCCCACTCCACTTGCAAGCCAAGTAAGGCAGCAAGCTCTCTTGTTTTCGCAAAAGCAGTTCCCTGGTCGTTTACATAGGGGACTTCCTGTCCGTTCACGGTCACTTTTTGCGTGGAAGGCTCCCATTCCACTGCCCCACCCACTGCCTCCGTAATCATTCGGATGGGTACATAGGATACATCATCGATTAGTTTACCTGTAGAAGTAAGTGTCAGCTCAACCATGCACTTATCCACATTAGGCTGTGGTTTTTGTGGATAAGCTGTGAGAAACCTGTGGACATCCTGTTGAAACTTTGCCCATGCGTCCTTCGCTGGCATTCCCGTATAGGTTTGTGCGGTCGTATTGACGACAAAAAAGGCCGGGCAGTTTTTCCCCGTAATGTCGTAATGACGCCACAGGTGCTCCACTCCCCAGCCATGTCGCTTCAAGATATCCGCGGTCAGCGCCACTGTTTGCTCGTACATTTTCGCAAAGCTTCCATCTGCATTGACGCACATTTCAATCCCAATCGTGCAGTTGTTCGGGTAGTTGCTCAATTTGTTCAAGGCGGCCTGTGAATAAGTCTGCGCCCCGACGTGGTAGCCCATCTCGTCCTCGGGCAGGCAGCGAATGATTTGCTTGTCGTCCACGATGTAGTGTGCGCTCGCTACTGTCGTTGGTTTGTTGAAGTAGTTTCGGTTTGCGGTGGCATTCGCCCCGCTGCGTTCGTTGGCCGTCCAGTGGATGACGACTCCTTTGGGGATGATCTTCTTTTTGGGGCGGGAATTTACGTTGGTTAGAAGCATCTCGGTGATATTCATCGTTTACTAGGACTCCTTTCGTTTGGCACGCTCTGCCTTTGCCTTGATTTCGGCGCTGACTAATTTCTCGACGGATTTGGGCATCGGCCAGCCTGCGCGGTGGGCATTGGCGGTCAGGCTTGTCCACGTGTGGTAGATGAGGCCGAAGGTGACGCCGTAGAATAAGAAGCCTGGGGTGCCCATGACGCGGTCTAAGAGATTGGCTACGGCTGGTAGGGCCATGAGGAATAAGGTGCGGGGGATTCGGGACAGGCCGTAGTCGGAGGAGTAGGATTGGTCTTTTTTGGCGGCGGAGATGCCTGTGATCCAGTCGAGGACGATTAGGAAGAAGAGGACGATGAGGATGTCTTGGCGGTTTGTGCCGTATAGATAGTGAAAGGCGGGCGACACGATTGCACCTGCTGTTGTCGCCCAGGCGTTTGCTGGGGTTGCGATGGTGTCTAGGTTGTGTAGGGGTTTCATAGCGTGTCTCCTCCTTTCGCTTACATAGCAAAAAAGGCCCCGCTTAGAACGAAGCCTTTTATTATTTTCGTGAACAAGAGTGTCATAACAAAGAAAAAGCGCCCTTTCATGTAAAAAGAGTGCTTAGGCCTTGTATGATTGTCCAGTGATGCTTTTAAACTCTTCTACGGTGATCTTGCCGAAGGAAACTATCTGTTTAAGCTGATCAGTGGTTGCCCAACCACAAATATAGTAATACTGCCACTTTTGATAGTCTGTCATACTACAAGCCTCCTTGGGATAGTCTTAATTCAAGGTTAACGATGGATTGCCCGAGAACTTTGTTTTCGTTCTTTAGTTGCAGAATTTGCAACTCCTTTTCTACCAATTGTTGGCCTATGATTTCTGACTCTGACTGTGGCCGTTGCCAATTCTTGATCTTACCTATTTCTTGATTTGTTAGACCCTCTTCCCACTGCTCCCCCGTCCATTTTGCTTTAAAGAGTCCGTCAGTCGGCCTTTCTTTCACAATGTCTTCCGGAATTTGTTCAGGTGGTAAATCTGCACTGATCAATACTGGTTCTACGAAAAAACCATTTACATCGATCCTGTATGCTTGGTTTTGAGACATGCGATTTATCTCTCCTTGTTATGTTTTTTTGGCTCGGAAGCTTGCACCAGTAAAGATAACTCTTATCCCACCTAGTGGTGGAGGATTATTGGAGTTATAAAATAGTTGTATGTCACCCGTGTAGTGGTCGATAAAAATATACCCTTGGTACAATTTTTCCTTCGCGCTCAATGAAGTGATTACAACGGGCACTTCCGTAAAGTACCTTGGACGGTGCATAAGCATCAGAGTAGCCATAAGACTGCCTTGTTGAGGCGTACTGGCCAAAGTAAGCTCGCCCATCAATATAACAATTCCAGAATTGTCTTCATTGTCTGCGATCAACCCAGCACTCGCTGGTTCATTTGTATTGGCAGTAGACCATCCGTTTTTCGGTGTCAGATCCCATTGGATTGAGTTGTGGAAATAATTGGCATACGATGCAATAGTATCTAGTTTCTTCTTATCGGCGCTACTCATATACCCGTGTACCGAATCAGTAGCCAAATGAGCCGCCATGTTATCTGCTCTCATTACTTCGCTATTCAGGAATTTGAGCGAGCGATCTCCTGCGTTAGCTGATAGGATCAGATTCGACCCATTCTGTGATAAAACATCAAATCTATTTGAATGGGCATAGAGCGCCGTACGTTGATTTACGGTTTCCGAGATTTTCGTTCCATTCGTAAGGTTCAATTCTGGAGCCAAGACGAATCCAAGATCACCCTCGGCGCTATATGGCGTCGGTTTTGTCCCTGCTTCTAGCTTGATTTTGCGCCATGCAGCATTTGTAAGTGTTGTACTTGGGTTAATAGCGATAAGTACTTTTACCTTTGCAGTAAGTGGTGGCGTTGTTGCTGTAAAGAAATAAAATGACCACTTCCTGCCATTTTGCGCTGTTACATTCTTACTATTAATGAGTGTGCCATCGGCCTTGTAATACTGTACTTCTAAATAAATTACGCCGGAAGTTATGCCGATTGTCTGCATTTCTCCCGACAATGAAAGCGGGGTATTTTCCTTCATATCAATAAAGTCGCTGCTCAAATAGGGACGCTCGTTAGCAGCGGCGCCAACTCTTGTTGCGAAATAATCCCCTTCACCCTCGCTCCCTTTAACCACAGAAATCTTTTTCCCGCTTTGATCAGACCAACCTAAAAGTCCAAAACGACCTGTAGAGTTTTTCAATAGGTTTGGATTGTTTTGAATCTCCGGATTGCCTTGATGAAATACTTGTTGATTGTTAATCAAGACCTTGCCAGCACCATTGGTTAAGAGATTAATGCCTCCATCAACCTTTTCGTTTGCCAGTGTGAAATCAATCGTTGAGTTATTTGGAAAACCTAGATGAGCCTCTCGCTTTGATGGATTGTCTTTGTCCGGATAAAATTGCAAAAACACATGATCATCAGGTGCAAATGCTTTAATAGATGGATACCCATAAAAAACAGGACGGATCGCATTTACTTTCTCATCTAAACTTTTATGAGCACTTTCGATGCCGTCCTCCATGTGGTTAAGGCGAACTTCATCTACTGGCGTACCTGCTATTTGTTTCCAGGCGGGGAGAATCTTAGCAGTACCATCCGTGTTTTGTGTAATCGTGTATGTGTTCGGACGATCAACCAATCGATTAACATGTTGTTGCTTGTTATAAACCATCCTATCCACCTACCTTCCAGTTTACTTCTATGGGAATACTGATAGCTATTTCCCTCTCCGGTTTTGTAATGTTTACGTTATCCTGCCAAACCACCTCGCCTTTAACATCCTTTACTATACGCTTCGTGATAAGACCCGCTTGTTTTGCCTGAATCCGAACGAGAATCGTTATTTTGCTCGGACCCTGACGTGTCTTTTCAAGGGTGGCTGGGAACAAGTTACCATCGATTTCGACCTCTGCTTGATGGAAAATCGATTCCAAGGCATTCGTTTGTTGCTTGAGTGCGTAATCTGTTAACATAAATCGTTCTCACCTCCCGCATAAAAAGCCCCACAATCTTGAGTGATACTCTCATAAGTCTGATAGGTTCCTAGTTTGAACTCTAGATGTCCACTTCGTCTTATGACGATTCTCTCTCTGTTAACATGAACTGGGCGCATCTGTTCAAACATATCGTGAAGCATGATCAAATCAATCGGTAGCTGAAGCGAAAATTCAAATTCAATTTCCTTTTTCGAAAAGTCTTCTGTTACTGAAATTAAATCACCAACTGTTTGTCCTAATGACCGAAGTACTGGCATCGTAAATGGGAGTCTACCCCAGTGTTTCCTTTGAATGTTCTTTCTCCGATCATCAACAGGCATCAGTTGCTTGTTCCCGAAATAAATCCAATCCCATACATCTAACCCCCAGGTTGCTGTCAGGGGTAAAAACTGTTGCTCAACGTCTGAACGTTTTTGAGAATGGGCGTCTAATGCGCTGATTGCACCCTCAAAATGAAGTTCAGCGACTTTATTCTCATACCACTGCTGCGGTAACATGCTTCGGTATCTTTCTGGGATCATACGGATACCACCAATGACAGTGTAGACACAGAATCCGCTGGTACGGTTAGGTTTGCCTTTTCACCGTTTAATGTGTATTCAGTAAAATCACTTACTCCATCCACGAAAAAGAGCGCTCCTAACTGTTGATATACGATAAGAGAACGCCCTTTGAGATACGCTTTAATTAGTGTTGTGATCTGCTCCTTCACTTTCGCAACCTCCACTTCTGGATGTACAACAAGGCGTACTGAAATAGAGATAGGGAACACCTTCGCAGGGAAAACGTTTAGGTCGTGAAGCGCCTTCCGATTGTCTTCTAGTTTTGTTCGTACTTGCTGAACTAGCTCTGCAGACGCCGGCTGACCATTCAGGTTCGTAATGTATACATCAATCGAATTGTCGTGACGCGCTTTCTCAACAGCTACAGCCCCTCCAACCCCCTCAGTGTTCCGTGCCCACCGTTCGTAGTCAGCGCGCCGACCGTCCCCGTCTTCTGTGCGTGCTCTATCTATCAACCGTTGCTTGTAGGAAATGTCAGCTTCGTCTTTATGTCTTCCGAGTCCGAAGAAGACTCCATTTGCGTCAAGATATTCCCCTTCAGCCCATGGCAGAAATCGCTGTAAAAAGCCATATTCAAATAACTGCTGCTGATCACTAATCTCTTCTGCTAATGGATAAAGCAAATCGTAAAACAGTTCACCCTCTTCTGTCGCAGGTGGAGTTTCACCACGCTCTTTGGCAATGACCGCCATCCGATTTGCTATTCTCTGATAAATCTGGTCAGCCGTCTCCCGAAGTATCGGCATTTCCGGCTTCTCTAACGTTGCCATGCATCCACCTCCATTCTCGTCGAACCACGTATCCCAGCAATCTCCACATACAAAATAACCCGATTCCCCTCAAAGCGGATATCAAGCACCTCCGCGCGTTCAATCTCACTGTGCGCTTCCAGCGCTTCTTGCACTTGTGCCTTAATCACAGGCAGGGACAATGCAGACCTCATTCGCCCCTTGTCGGACAAAAAATCCACGCCATACCGCTCCGAGTAGATCGCATAACGGAACCGCCGTGTATGGAGGATCTTTTTCACCGTCTCCTCCAAGTACTCTACGTAAGTCGTAGTGCGCAAATATCTGCCATCTGGTCCCTGCCTTAGCTGCTTCGTTTCCCAATCGAACCGATAGGTCCACGGAATGGGCAACTCGGTTCCTTGCGCAAATATCTCATCTGTCCCTTGCAACTGCGGAAACATCATTCCACCACCCCAAGCAGGAGGTATTGTTCGTTGTTGCATCGCAACAGAGCTACTTTTTTACCCACATCTTCTTGCATCAATCGGGCAGAACGCAGTACAGACAGCTCATACGGCTCCAAGGGTGTCGGGTCCTCATCCAGCTTTACAGACAAGGGCGAGAGCGACAAAAGCTTGCCAAATTCCCCTTGGGTGTTCTCGATGCCGTCTTGTGCATGCCCTCGTAGTTTTGCGATAACCGAATGCATCCCTTACGTCCTCCTTTCCAATTGGAGATCCATTGTGTATTGACCGCCCTTCCAACGCGCTTGGCAGTTGGTGACGATCCAATCTGTGATGGTTTTATTGTCTTTTTCCATGATCTTGATGAGCCAGCCCGCGCGAAGTCTCGCAGCATTTTCATCCTCGTGCTTAACCGAAATGGATCTTGTCTTGGGGATTTTGGACAACTCCGCAAGCTGCTTGGCTGCCAATCCAGCCACGTTTTTGTCCTCTCCTGCGTCGATGAGTTTTTGCATGCGTCCGATTTGTTTGATCAGGCTATCATTAGATTTCGTTGCACTGCTCACGACTCGATCATCTCGGTATCGCTCTACTGTCACGACGGTGTATACATCCTCGATACTTTCTCCCGTCGAACTACTTGCGAGTAAACTAGCCTTGAACATCGGGATGATGCTGTTTTTCCCCTCGGGGAGTACCGTCAGCTTGTCTCGCTGGTATTGCACAAAATAGCGGATGCCTGTCTTTTCGTACGCTTGCTCGGTTAGCGATGTAAAGAGTGATGTATACGATTGAGCCGATATTCTTTCCTTGACCGTAAAACCGAATGACGGGCAGCTAAAATGGATACCTGCCGACTTGATGATTCGCGCAAGCTCTGTCCCTGCGTCCCCGTCCAGCTTGAGTCTGGAGATTTCGTTTTTTTGCAAATACCAACCCAGCTCGTATGCTGTTGCGGATAAGTCGCCTGTCCGATCATCCCGGTCAAACCGAACGAGCGGGCCATGGAAAAGCTGCTGGGATTCTTTTAACTCCGCACCTGCAAAGAGCATCAAAAAACCCGCCGTTTGTAGCGGCGGGCCTCCCTTGACTTTCACATCACAATTTTGGGCGATTTGTCCCCTGGCCGAGGACCAGGAAAGCTCGGTAACGGCCGGGGTCAGGTCATAGCGGGTCTGTTCTTTTCCGTAAATGACTCTCATTCCATCCACTCCGTTACATTCTGTTTTCTCTTTCCAGCTTTTCGTGAATCATCATTCGCCTGTCCTCGGATTTTCTGCTATCTATTTTGGGGACCGATTGTTGTTTCTTCGTCTTTTTGGCTACCTTCCCGCTCGTGTTCGGACGAGCTGGCTGCTGTCGCGTAATGACCGCACCCGGGGATAAGAGCTGCGTCTGATTGCTCCACGTAATGAACTCATCTTTGACAAACAACGGTAGCTCAATCGAGCCATGAAAATCGACGTTTTTTCCTTGGAATTTTCCGTCGCATGGCCCGATGAGCACATTCCACGCCAAATCAATCTCGTCTATAGTCAAAAGTGCTTCAGAGCCCGTTAAGCGATCCAATCCAGCAAGCCATTGCCTAGGCCCTTGATAGCCCTGTACCTCGACATAGGGGGCCGTACTGTCTCCGGGTAAGATGAAGTCAAAAGAGATGGACTTTGGACGTCTGGAAGAGATGCGATTGCCGGACAATAACGTAATCGATGTCGAGCTTTCGATGTCGTTGCCATAGCCACGAAACTGGATTTCCGCAGGAGTTACCGGAAACGTCAGCCTATATTTTCCCTGTAGACGGATCATTTCGTTACCCCTCCCCTCGTCTCTATTGCATCCAGCAGGGATCGCTCGATGATGTCCTTGATTCTCTGCGCGACAGATGGATCGCTGAGCATTTTTAACATGGTTGGGATATCCTGCAGTACGCCTTGTACGTGCAGTGGAATCGAAACTTGCGGAATAGCAATGGAGACAGGCTGCGGATTTCCGGTTGAGTTGCTGACAGGCGAATGATTCGGAACAGGAGGACCTGCTTGAATTACTGGTTTCATAGCTGCAGATGGCGCAGGAGTCTTTTCCTGCCACCACGACTTGATCCCATCGTATAGGGCACCACCAGCCGTTGATCCACCCATGCCACCAATTAGACCACCAACTATCCCCCCGATTGCTGTACCAATCCCAGGTAACACCGAACCAATAGCTGCTCCAGTAGCCGCTCCCGCTGCTGCCCCTCCCCAGCCGCCAAGTGCTTCTGCCCCCACTTGTGCTGCAGTATCCAGCTTGTTCGCTGACCCTGCAATAGCTGTGACGCCTAGTAAAGTTCCCAGAAGAGGAACCCTTCTGAGTCCTCCTTTCAGCAATCCTTTCCAGCCACCTTTGCTGGCAGCTTTACCAGTCTCACCATGATTGCCGCCACTATCTGGTCCGGGTTGATTTCCTGCAGAAGAGGGAGTTGGCGCACTGTTTTGATTTTTGTTTTTGCCGTCAGTTTTCTCTGCTTCTTTTTGCGGATTACCGCCACCGGCGTCCGGTTGTTTTTTTCCTGCCGTAGAAGTTGTTGGGGCATTGTTTTTTGTTTTCCCGGCTTGTCCTTGGGGACCACCACTATTCGAAGCAGATTTTTCTCCTGTTGGAGAGCGAACCGAAGAACTTTTTTTCTTTGATTTCTTTTTAGAAGAAGGTCTTTGTGTGCCATCGCAGCAACAGCAGCAGTCTTTTCCGCCAGTCTCTTCTTGAGGAAACTTTTCTTTGGTTGTCCGAAGATCTTTGAATTTTTTCAGTTGAGATATTATATGGTACAGAGCACTGCCAAGGATTAGTAATCCTCCGACAAAAATCGTAGTACTTTTTATCGACTCGTTCAAAGAGTTAAACGAGCCCATTACTCCTTCAGCTGCTTTCGAAATCCCTGTATTTATCTCAGACATTTGTTCTGCGTACAGAGTCGCGATCTCCATGGCCTCGTTTCTCGCCATCGCTTGTGCCTGCCCAGTTTTATAATAAGCATCGTTCTGAGCAGACAGTTGATGCGCATTCACCGCTTCATTCCCGACTTTATATGCGCTCTCTTTCCCCATTTCCGGCACAAAAGCCCCTGTAGCCATATCTTTTACTTCTCGCAGACCCTTCGCCATGTCAACTCCGGCATCGCCTGTCAAAGTATCGAATGCACGTTGTTGTAATGTTTTATCCTGGATGCTAGAAAAGGTCATCAGGAGTTTTCCAAGGGCGATATTTATTGTTTCTTTCTCCCCTGTTGCGAGACTTCGATTCAGCGTTGCTATATCTTGGGCGGCCTTGGCCTTTGCATCCTTCTTATTTTGAGCCTTGTAATGCTTCTCAAGGATTGCGGCGAGATCACCATTATCCGACATCTTCATTGCATTCTCATACAACGCACTATACGTTTTAAAATCATTCAAAAGGTTCCCCATTGAAACATAGGTAGCGACCATTTTTTCAGGCGTATTCAGCAAATTGCCATTCTGTAGGTTGAAGTGAGCCATAGACTCCACAAATTTTCCAGTCGCGGCTCCCCCTCCCTTGTTGCTTAAATACTGAACGGCATTTGACTGCCTAACGGTACTTTCATCACCAGTAGAAATCTCAATGGAGCTCATCATTTTCATGATGTCATCTTCCGTAAACCGCGTCGTGTATTTCAGCATGCCTGCTTTTTCTGCATACTTTAAACCATTGGATGCATGCACAAGTTCAGCTTTGGCCATGAGGCTGTATGCTTGATCTTTCTTTATATCAGGGTTGAGCTCACGTATGGTTATGGAAGTCTCTTCTATCTTCAGGAGTTGCTCCTTACCTTTGCCACCAGCTTCAAAAAGTGTGCGTTCTCTTTCTGTCGCCTGAGCTTCTTGGGCAACCGAACTCAGCGTTGTTCCAACAGCCTTTTCGATCAAGGGAGTTAGTGAGCCCAGGAGTCCTTTTGCGAAACCGTCATATTTACCTACTAAATCAAACGTTTCCATCATTGTTCCTGCCATTCTTTCACCTCCTTGTCCTCCCAGATGTCTACACCCAGCAGAACCCGAAAAAAGCCGGGAGACCTACCCCCCAGCCCTTTCCTCATCCTCTGCCTCAATCATCTGACAAGCAAAAATAAACAGCTTCTGCTTGTACAAATCGACTTCGTACTCGAGTAGATCCGACGGGCGGCCTCTGCCTTTTAGAAAAGCGCGGCAAATATGCCAGGCCTCGCCGTCAGATCGGATTAGTTTTTTGCTTCTTCAATGGCTTCTTCTTCCGTTTGGGTCGCATTGACTTCACGGACTGCATTGAGTAGCTTGGTGTAGCCTTCTGGGTTGTCGCGGAAAATTTTCTCGACGAGCTCATACTTGGTGCCAACCTTGTACGCTTTCTTGAGCTCTTCCTGATTCCAAGGGAATTCGTGCTCGGTCGCCTTCACCAAACGAGCATCGTTGTACAGGAACCAATCCGTTTTCTCTCCTTTGTCAGCCATGCGTTCGCAATCACGCAGCTCGGACAAATTCAATTGGCGTACCTTCCACTCGTCACCATCGATGGTGACGGTGATTTCTTTTCGCGGAGCTTGTTCATTGGCTTTGGCCAAAAATTTCTCGAGTTTGTTTTTGTTCATATTCAAGCACTCTCCTATTCGGTGTAGGTTGGCAATTCATCCAGGTAGTCCGGCTTCTCGATGGAAATCCCTTTTAGATCGTAGGTCGCGTGATCGTTGCCGTCTGCTTTGGCTTCCCACAGTGTAATCTCGTCTGGGTTCAGCACGATATTGGAAATGCGGACGCGTTCGGAGTTGCCCGCTTCCTTGTCCAGCGTCTCGCCGATCAGGAATGGGAGGACTGGGGTCTTGCCTTGCGTCAATTGATCGACGCAGTAGTATTTCAGCGCAGCGTTGGTTGCGGTAATTTTCAATGTCACTTCTACATGCCAGTCGTTGACGGTTTGGATTTTTCCTTTTTGTAGGCGATTTGTGTCTCCGTACTCTACCTTGAGAACCATTTTACCTTCCAAGGTACCGAAGATCGGGTCTCCGTTTTCATCGTAAATTTGGCAGTTCTTCAGTTTAATATCGCGTGCAATAGCCAATTACAGCACCTCCCAGTCAATGTCAAAGTATTCGATGGCATCAAGCGGCTTCGCAGACAAGAGGAAGCCACGGCGATCCCCGATGCCATTCTTTTTATCCGTAAATGTCCAGCCCGTATCAATCGCGCCCTGCTGCTCGCGGACGGTCATGTACGCGTTGACGGCAGAGACAAACACCGCGCCGCCCAAATCGTTGTTGCCGAGCTTGCCTTTGTATTTCTTACCGACTTGGCTGATGTCGTTGACGATCTGATCCAGCGTCATGCTGACACGGATTTTGCCGTAGTCCTCGCGCTCATGCGTACCCAGAACAGCCAGCGTATTGACAGCGCTCTCGATGATGTACACATCTCCGTCGCGGGTTGCGATCAGCGTTCCAGAACCGAGCGCACTCAAAATATCGGTGTGGCCCCAATCCTTGAGCGCTTTTTTCAATGGAACGACGACGGCCGTCAGCGATTCATGCGCAGGTGTCGCGGCGATCATACCCGCCACCCATGAGGCCCACTCCAGGCTGCCGTATACTTTTCCGTTGTTGTGTTGACCAGCGATAGCACTGTTCACGACAAAACGGGCATTTTGCGCCACAGAGCGCTCGATGTGCTTCGCCATGTTCTCATCGTCCGCTGCTTTTCCACCGATTACCAGCGTGCTGAGCTTCTTGTTTTGTGTGCGACGATCACTCATGAATTGCTTCGCTGCCGCTTGTACAGCCGCATCGTCAAAAGGCAGATACATCGTGTCAAAATCAGCACCGGACACAGCCATGAACAGCTTGGTAGAGTCAGCTGCGGTAAGCGCTACTGTGCCACTTTTCGCTCCTGTCAGCGCTGTTTCTGGCACGATTGTAACGGCAGTCTCACCCAGCTTTTTCACACGCACATAGTTGGATTGGCTCGTTTTCGCTGCCAGTTCATTTGCATCCGCAAACGAAAACTTCTCCGTTTGCAGCGGGCCTGTTACCTGAAGTTCTTTTTTACCTGGCTCGGACGTCGAAGCCGTGATCGTAACCTTCAGCTCGTTACCTACCAAACCCGGATACAGAGCCTCGACTCTGATTGCATCGGCTTGCTCATACGCTGCTTTTGTGGCTGTGCCATTCGTCATGCGGTACGCGAGAATCGTCGCCCCGCCTTCTGCTGCCAGCTCCACGGTATCGACCTTGCCAAATGTCTGTGCAATTCGCTCTTCAAAGCTCCCCAGCTTGACGAGCTCATCTGGCGCACCCCACTCCGCTTGATACGGTACCAGTACGACACCGCTCTTCGGTACTACACGTTCTTTTGCTTTTGCGATCAGTTCGACCGTTACACCCGGACGTTCACGTTGAATGGTCATGCTTACACCCCGCCTTTGTATTTGGTCAGTCGGCTCTTCACTTGTCCTTCTGCCAGTGGTTGATCATCTGCTTCAGAAAAAAGAGCACCTGCTACCTCGAACCGTTCGGCTCCAAGGTAAGCGGCGCTCTTGATCCACTCTTGTTTGGTTTGCACAAGCTCTGGGGCCTGTGCTTGTTGTTCTTTTCGTGCCACTATGATCGGACCCCCTCTACATCAAATTCGTTGATTTTTTCTGTGACTGCTCTCTGCACCGCCACGTTGTAGGTGAACTGGAACGCGATTTCCGTCCGGTCCTTTTTATCCCGCCAAATACGCAAGGTGGAGCTGTCGATCTCGATGGACAATCCAGACGTCTTGCCTTGATAACTGAACTGCCTTTGGCGAAGAAGCTCACGCAGCGGTTCGGCTGAAAGCGGCTGGTAAACGCCTGCTACCTTTGGATAGTGGAGGACGATGGCTGCTTCTGAGACCACCTGATAGGAAGTGAGGCTTCTTCCTTCTTCACGGACCCCTTGCGTCAAAAGAAACGCGATAGGCGGTTGGAATCGCTGCGCCATCCAATCGTCCACATTCACAACAGTAGACAGCTCAGGATACGCTTCCTTCACCAGTTCACTGAGAACAGCTAGCTCACGATCCATCCAGCTTCCACCTCCCATACTTGCGGTATTCTCATCTGTCTTCGTCACATGTCTCTTCCCCCCACTATTTCACTTCATTTGGCAAGGTAGCCACGGCAAATACCCGCCGAGCAGGGAGCGAGTGCCTTTGGCTTTGACTCGCAACATCGTGTGGCGTCAATTGCCGTTTTCCCCCGCTCGCCGGACATTTGAGTCGGCGGCGTACATAAAAAGCCACCCGACAGCTTCATCGGATGGCTCGTATCTCTCTTACTTGTTTCGCTTGACTCAAGTATAACCGATCTGGAGGAAAAACCGGGAAAATGACCCGATGTGTCAGGAAGTGTCAACCTTTGTCAGCCTCAACATGCTTGTGAAAATGAAAAGAAGCTGTCATCATCAGACAGCTTCATCTATTAAGCCGGGCTCTGTTTTTCATCATCCAGTCTGCTGTACCTGATCGCCATACATCGCCCATGCCATCTTCATCACAGCACTGCGCTTGATTTCATAATACCGCTGTCGGGACACACCGATTTCTTTGGCAATCAGATTGTTCTTGTCGCCATCCAGCAAAGCTTCGACTACCAACCGTTCCTGCTCTCCTGGAATCGTCTCAACCGCTTTGTTGATCCGCTCGATTTTATCCTGCAAATTTTGTAGCCTCTTCCATTTCCGCTCCCGGCGTACAACCTCTGCGTGCGTCTTATCACCATTGCTGCCTTTTCCTTTCGACATCCCTGCATCGAGTCCGTACTGTGCGACCATTCCTTCCCCTGCTTCACGCAAAAAACGCTGGATACGCACGATCTCGATCTGCATGTAATTGTAGTCGCGGATTTCTTCCTCCGCCTTTTGTAGAAAATCTACGATGGGTGCTTGCTCGCTCGGCCGAGCAAAACCTTCTTTTCTTGCGGATACTGTCTTTTGCTGCCCTTTTGTCTCTCGATCCCGCATGTACTTGTCCCACTCCGGGCAAGAATCGATTTTTCCTACGTGCTTATCATGAACCTGGCAATGTGATTTCTTTCCCCAGCACGTTGCCGGACACACCTCGCATACTGCTTCCATGAAAACATCTTTGCTGATCAAGGTACTATTCCCCCTCGGTCATATATATGAAGTCCGTATGATTGCTTATCGGTTTTCGTTGAGTCTTGCGTCTTTTCTTAATCTTTGAGACAAACCGATCTGTCCGATAATGACTCCGACCAATAAAATAACTGCTCCGATTAATGCTGCTTCTATCATTTCGTACGTATCTCCTTTGCATCGTCATTTTCTTGTATAATGGAAGGGGGCAAAGAGGATACTCACCAGTTGTATTCTTTGCCCCAAGCAATTAATGGGGATTCCGATCGTCAGTCGGGGTCTCCTTTTTTTCCAGCTGCTCTTTCTTTTTCTCTTTGTTTGCCTTTAATTGCAGGTTGAACAGATTATTGATCCGAATCTGCAAATCCACCTGCTTAAACGTGACGATTAGAGCAAGGAAGCACACGACAACCGCGAGAACCTGAACGTAATCAATCGTCATCAT